AAGAAGTTGTAGACCTTACACATCTTATCAATGAATTTGCATTGTTACGAAACAAGTACATCGGCATTACCAAGGCGCTGGATGCAAAACAATTCCAAATCAACAACATTATCAAACTTAGAGCCGCAGGTCTTGAGGACCTTGGACTCTAATAGAGTTGTAATACATCAGTTTAAAGCAAGTCTAGATCACAGTGATCCTGATATACTAGCACATGCACAACTAATAGGATGGGAAACAGAAAACCCAACTTTGTGCGAATGGCTAGAACTGTATGCAATACAACAAACAATAGAAACTTGGATAGACCACGATCAAAATGCGTATGTAACACGAATTGTGGCAGAATTACAACAAGAAGATTTTTTGCTTTATAAACTTAAATGGGGTTGACAATCACAGTCAACGAGCATATACTAGTAGCATAAGTTAACACAGCAAGGAGAACGCAATATGCGCGGCGATCTTTATAATGTAGATACAGTACTAGCACTTAGTATTGCAATTGATCGAGAGCAAGGATTTATTCGAAGCGGATATGGTTACACTGATCCAACGGGTAAAACTATTCAAGACAATAAGTCTCGTATGGTGTCTGCATTATCTAACCCAGAACTAGTGCAGGTCAATGACGCTGATATTGAAGCGGCCAAAACACTCAAAGACTATTTTGCTAGTAGCCTTACTTTTAAGAAGCTGGGTATGAGTCTTAACGAGTTTGAAGATGCAGTTCTTAAGATAGTTAGCAATGAAGAAACTGATACATTTGGTGTATCCGTTGCTGCTAGTTTGCCTAACAGTATGCGTCACAGTACCAAACGAGATACTGTAAAAGAGCAACTGGATACACTTATTCCAGTTAGTGCGCCTGTTGGATCATTGCACAAGCGTACACATATGACCCTGGATGTGGTTGATATAACCTATATCAAAAAGATGGGTGTACACATGGTCACCTGTGTTGAAAACAAACAGAATGTAGTTAAGTTTTGGTTCTCAAAAGATCCAGATGTTACTGGTATCTTTGAAAACAAAACAATCAATATTACTGGATTTGTAAAAAGCCAAGGCAAGAGCAAATATAGTAATTGTATGGAAACCATGATCAATCGAGTTAAGATTGAATCAGTTAAGGAATAACCATGAGTGTACCCAATCATTGGTATATCCGTCGTCTAGAAGAACACCCTAGTAGACTTAACAAAGAACAAATCCTAGCAGATGCTAACAATTCAGATGCAAAGGATTTCTTTGTTGGCGTTCGCATGGCATTAGATCCTCTTGTAACATTTGGCGTCAAACAGGTTCCTGTTAAAACAGAACCTGATGGCCCCGGTCTTGCCTTTGACGGCTTTGTTAAAGTAGCAACACAACTACAGAGCAGAGAACTCACAGGCAATATTGCACGAAGTGCAATTGATGCAATGATGAACACCTCAACACAAGCAGAATGGAACGACTTTTATCGTCGTATCCTGATCAAAGATTTGCGATGCGGTGTAAGTGAAAAGACTGTAAACAAAGTAGTACCAGGTTGTGTTCCTGTGTTTACTTGCGCTCTTGCTCACGACAGTGCCAATCATGAAAAGAAAATGAAGGGCAAGAAACAGATTGAAATCAAACTCGACGGTGTTCGTGTTCTTGTTGTTATTCACGACACTCACGGCAAGAAGATTGAAATGTACAGTCGTAACGGAAAACAGTTTCACAACTTTGATCACATCATTGAAGAAATCCGTGCTGTAGTGCAAGAGTATCCTGTGCCTTATCCGCTAGTACTTGACGGTGAAGTAATGAGTGCTAGTTTCCAAGATCTAATGAAGCAGGTACATCGTAAGGATAATGTAGAAGCAAACGATGCTGTACTGCATTTGTTTGACACTATTCCGCTAGGCTGTTTCCAAAATGGTACATGGGACAAGCCACAGAGTTTCCGTAGTGCTATCACTAAACATTGGGTAGAAGAACATGCAAGCGTTTTAAAGCATGTACAAGCATTGGACTGGGAAACTGTAGACTTGGATACACCCGAAGGCAACAAACGCTTTGTAGAGCTTAATAAAGCGGCTGTAGACGGTGGTTATGAAGGTGTAATGATCAAAGACATTGATGCACCCTACGAATGCAAACGAACTCACGCATGGCTCAAAGCCAAACCATTTATTGAAGTAACTCTTAAGGTAGTTGGCTATGAAGAAGGTACTGGACGAAATATCGGACGCCTTGGAGCTCTGGTTTGCTCCGGCAACGACGATGACAAAGAAATCACAGTCAATGTTGGTAGCGGCTTTAGCGATTGTGATAGAGATGATTTTTGGAGTGTCGGCCATCTTCTCCTTGATCAACTTGTGGAAGTAAGAGCAGACGCAGTTACACAAAACCAAGACGGAACATATAGTTTGCGTTTTCCCCGTTTTAAAACATTTAGAGGCTTCGAATCAAACGAAAAAATATAATGGATGATACTACTACCAAAGAAGAATACCAAGCTGAAAGCACTATGAGCAAGGCAGCAACCCTTGCTATGGAACTGAGCAAGGAAAAGGCACGACTGCAAAAAGAACTAGAGGACATGCAACAACAGTTTGAGATTGTTGCCCCTAGTACTCCTACAGGCGGCCCTGACAGTTACCTAAAGTGGATTGGTGTAGTCTTTGCAGTAGGTGGTATCTTTTTACAAAACGCAGGGTTTGGTGTATACGGACAAGTTTGTTATCTACTAGGTGCAACCAGTTGGACATTTGTAGGCATCTATTGGAACGACAAAGCAGTAATGCTGGGCAGTGTTATCCCAGCAACAGCAACAGCAATGAATTTAGCACAACAACTGCTATGATCTCATATAGCACCAACTGGATGGGCCCAATCAACATGCAATGGTATCGTGAGCGTGGTCTCACTAAAATCGTTCGTGAAGTGTTAGAAGAAGACCAAAAGTTTAGCAAACGCAAGAAGGGTGATGTCTGGGAGTATGAGGTTATCACCACACACTACGGTGCTGGGCGCATCGATATCAGAGATAGCAGTAAAGAAGGGTATGACGGTTGGCACGAATACAGTCTTGCTCCTATGCACGGTGAAGATTGGAATGCTCTAGATGACTGGCTGGCAATACTTGAGACTGATGATGTGTGGGAATACGAACATCTTATAGAATTCTTTGAAAAGTATTACGGTAAGAAGATACGGTGGGATAATGTTGTATAAAACTAACATATTTTTGCAAAAAAACAACAAATAATGGTTGACAGTAAGACATCTTGGCTCTATACTATACATATAGTAAGAAATTAGGAGAAGACCATGCAAGTAGCAGTGATCCATACAGCGTTTGAAGATACCCCTCGTACAGTTGCTTTTGTTGAAGTAGGTGATCGTACTGGTACGGCGGCGCTTGAATATGCGTATGAGCGTACAAACAACATTATGGGTTCATGGAGCCGTCCAGAGCAGTTTATGTTTGATGGTGAAAAGTTTGATAATCCAGACTTTAGCGAAGATGTTACTGTTGTAGCAGAACTGCCTGTTTCGGAGCGTACTGGCGAAACAATGGGCTTGCGTTCAACTTCAATGGGCGACCAGATGTTGCTGGGTACTGTTAAGTACGAAGTTGCTGTTTTTGGTTTTAAAGAAATGGAGATGGCATAATGATTAGGTTTATTGCAGGACTGTTAATTCTTATTGGTGTTGCGGGCAATGATTGCGACGGCGCTTGTGGCCCGGGTATGTCAATTGAACAGATCATGATTTGGAGCACTGTGGGTATATTTCTAATGTGCTGGTCGCTTCCAAAATTAATTCGGCAGGGATACATTGATTGATCAATGACCTATACACTACATGGGGAATTGATGACTCGCTAGCAGTTGCCGGCGAGTTTTCTTGCTACGAAAGTGTATTAGATAAACTGAGTGCATGCACTAAATCAGTCTATGAAGCCGACCCAGAAGGCACCATTGAGCGAGTGTTTGAAATATATCGCAGCATCAATGTAGTGCCTATTACCTATTACACAGAACAAGGCCTAGTAGATGCAATTAGAAACTTTGCGCTAAATGTAGGCAATCCAGTTGTAGGTGATACTATTGGACTGGGCAATAATCAAGGTCAGCGAATCAACAGATTTTTATTTCCTAACATGATGACTGCGGAGCCAAAGGGTAGAGGTTCAAACAGTCTACGAGATCGATTCTATAACGATACTAAACTGCGCCGGGCAATTAGAATTTGTTATGACTTTCGTGATGGCAATAATCCAGTCCATCCTCAATTTATACGAACTGCATTAGAGTTAGTTACTGGTGAAAACATCACCAATTTTAAACCACTCAATGCACGAGCAATTGCCGAGCATCTATGTCCTTATATGTGGGGCAATATTTACGACTATAGTGCAGGATATGGTGGCCGCTTGCACGGTATCGCTACTAGCAACATGCGTTACAACTATACATGCGTAGATCCGAATACAGAAACAGTAAAATATTTAGAATATTTAAATGATGTAATTGCCAACAGTGTTGGTAACTACAGTAATATAGTGTGCAGTACCAGTGAAGACTATCAACCCGAAAACATAGATTGTGCTTTTAGTAGTCCGCCTTATTTTAATTTAGAAAAATATAGCAACGAAGAGACACAGTGTATGGTTAAATATAGTACATTAGATGAATGGTTCGATGGATATGTTATACCAACTATGACTAACATCTATAAAGGACTCAATGATAATGGTATATTTGCCACCAATATTGCCGACTACAAAGCGCCACCGAACAAGGAATACTTTGTTGTGGAGCCATGGCGCGAAGCAGCTGAGAAAATTGGTTTCTCACATATTGGCACTATTAAAATGATGCTAACCACTAGACCTGGTGTGGGCAATGATCGCAAGCAGGGTAGAGAAAAGTGGGAAGGCGTATATGTGTTTAGGAAATAACAAAATATGAAAGCCAAGTTTGTACAAGCATACATGGATGTAGCAGAACGGTTTGCACAACTGAGTAGTGCAACTCGTTTACAAGTAGGTGCGATTATTGTAAAGGATGATCGTATTATCAGTATTGGCTACAATGGTATGCCCAGTGGTTGGGATAATGTTTGCGAAGAATGTTGTGACGGCGGCGGACCTGCTTATAGTATTGGTTGCAATCACGATCACTGTACTGGTCCTAAAACTAAGCCAGAGGTGCTCCACGCAGAAGCAAACGCATTAACAAAGTTAGCAGGGTCAACTGAAAGTGGCAAAAATGCCACAATATTTGTGACACATCAGCCCTGTTTAGACTGCGCTAAACTGATATATCAAACCGGTATTACTAAAGTTTACTATGCAGAACCCTATAGGCTAGACACTGGGCTAAAATTCCTGGAAAAAAGTGGCGTACAAGTAGAAAAAGTATCCAAAAGTGGTTGACATATACCCTAGTGATGTTATTATATATATGTAGGTTGTTAAACAATGCAGGAGAAAGACATGCAAATGATTCGTGTTTTAGATGGTGAGTATGGCGGCAAGGCAATAACAGATCAAATGTTTCCTTTAGTCAAACCATTTGCTACTGGTAAAAACGGTGGCTTCATTACAGTTGATGCTAAGAAGATCGAAGGCTTTCCAGATCGTGAGATTCGTATTAAGTTGCGGAGCGAAAGCGATTATGCTCAAGCTGACGGAGAAAGCATGAGTAGTTGTGATAAGAGTGACGACCAGCGTATTGCAGAAATTGCAGAACGGTTCCAGATCCTAGAAGATATGACAGAAGCCGCTATTGACGGTGTTGTACGAGGAATGGTAGTTTGTGGCCCTCCGGGTGTTGGCAAATCATTTGGTGTTGAAAAAGTACTAGATCAAGCAAACATGTTTGATCAACTGGGCGACCGCCCACTCAAATACGAAATTGTCAAAGGTGCAATGACATCGCTCGGACTGTACTGTTTGCTATACAAGAACAGTGACAAAGGTCGTGTGCTAGTGCTTGACGATTGTGATAGTATCTTGTTTGATGAGCTTGCACTAAACTTGCTCAAAGGCGCACTTGACAGTGGCAAACGCCGCAAGATTAACTGGAACGCAGACAGTTCAAAGCTGCGTACTGAAGGTATCCCAGATAGTTTTGATTTCCAGGGGTCAATCATCTTTATCACTAACTTGAAGTTTGATAATATGATTGCAGGAGGTAGACTAGGTAAGATTAAAGATCACTTGGATGCGATCCTTAGTCGGTGTCACTACTTAGACCTCACCCTGGACACTATGCGTGATAAAATGCTGCGTATTAAGCAAATTGTCGCCGTCGGTATGTTAGATGATTACCGGTTTACTGAGGCTGAGAAAGACACGGTGGTTAAGTTTGTTACTGACAACAAACATAAGCTGCGTGAAGTATCACTCCGCATGGTGTTGAAAATTGCAGACTTGTACAAGATGGCTCCTCAAAATGATCGTTGGATCCAACTAGCAGAATCCACTTGTATGAAGCGAGCATAAAGTTTATAGACTCGGCGCTACTCCTGCTCAACCTACTACTGCCGGTCTATTAGAGGGGATATTAGCATTTTGTTAATATCCCCTCACCCTTTATAACAGAGAGATTGACAATGATAACCGTTAACCAACAAAGACTACAAGAACTAAGAGCAGAGTTCCATGAGCCGTTTGGTCCTGTGATGACCACTGGTGTTATTGGTAAAGAGATCTTAGACAACATTAACAAATACAGTGACGACTTCTTTGAGAAAAAGAATACCAAAGACTACGGGCCAGAGCTAGTCGGCACCAATGTACAAGAAGTGCAGTTCCCAAATGAAACGGCAGAAGACATAGGACTATGTGATGTAATACGAGACCTTGCCAGTTCAATGACAGGGTTTTATATGCAACGCAATAGGATTTACAACCGTAACCAACCCAAAGCATATCTAGACAGTGTGGACTTCATTGACTTTTGGGTTAACAAAACACATGCAGGTGACTACAATCCTTTGCACAGTCATGGCAGTATGTTGAGTGGTATTGTGTATCTAAAAGTACCGCCGGAACTGCATCAAGAAGGCAACAAGAGTCACTACCGCACAGAAGCACACACCGAGTTTCATTGCCCAACGCAAGAATTGTTTTCCAACAATGCTTGGTTGCTTTTACCGCCAGAAGGCACTATAATACTATTTCCAAGTTGGGTTTCACATACAGCTTATCCATTCCGTAACCCTGAACTAGAACGCAGAACAATGAGTTTCAATATTAATGTTAAAGTCATGCAAACTAATAATTAAAGACGAAGTCAACATCAAGTTCGAAGGACTAGATGTTAGTGATCGTCGTGCGCTTGAAAAGAAGCTCAAGTTTTTTATGAGCTATGCGTACCATGTGCCAGCATACAAGTTGGGCAGATGGGATGGATGTGTCAGTTTCTTTAGCGTAGGCGGCAGCACTTATCTTAATCTACTGGATAAGATACTGCCCTTATTGGAACACTACGACATCGATATTGAAGATCGTAGACCGGAACACAATTTTAAATTTGACCATGTAACAGAAACCAGTTACAGTCATGTGCAGTGGCAAGACAAACATCCTGCGGCTGGCCAACCTATTTTACTGCGAGACTATCAAGTAGAAGTAATCAACAAGTTTCTATCCACGCCACAGTGCTTGCAAGAAATTGCAACTGGCGCAGGCAAGACCTTGATGACTGCTGTGTTGAGTAACAGTATTGAACCCTACGGTCGTAGCATTGTTATTGTGCCCAACAAAGACCTTGTGGTACAAACAGAAGTAGACTATCGCAACATGGGACTTGATGTAGGCGTGTACTTTGGCGACCGCAAAGAGCTAGGTAAAACACACACCATTTGTACATGGCAAAGTCTTAATGTAATGGAAAAGCGATTCCGCGATGGTGAAACTACATTGAGCTTGGGTGAGTTTGCAGAAGATGTAGTTTGCGTTATAGTAGACGAAGTACACCAAGCCAAAGCAGATGTACTTAAAAAACTGCTAACAGGCCCATTTGCAAATGTTCCTATTCGTTGGGGACTAACTGGTACTATTCCAAAAGACGAGCATGAAGTGGTCAGTCTTAATGCCAGTTTGGGTGTAGTAGTAAACAGTTTGGGTGCAGCAGAACTACAAGAACGAGGTGTACTAGCCAACTGTGAAGTTAATGTAATGCAACTACAGGAAACGGCAGAGTACTCAAACTATCAACAAGAGCTAACCTACTTGGTCACTGACAAGCAACGACTTGACTATATGGCCAAGATGATTGATGCGCTAGCCGCACAGGGTAACACACTGGTGTTGGTGGATAGAATTAAAGCAGGCCAAGGCCTATGTGAACTACTGCCTGACGCAGTGTTCGTTAGCGGTACTATGAAGTCAAAAGACCGCAAAGAAGAATACGATGAAGTAAGCGAAACAGATAATAAAATTATTATTGCAACATACGGTGTTGCCTCAGTTGGTATTAACATTCCTCGTATCTTTAATCTTGTTCTACTAGAACCTGGCAAGAGTTTTGTCAGGGTTATTCAAAGTATTGGACGAGGAATTCGTAAAGCACAAGACAAAGACTTTGTGCAAATTTGGGATATAACTTCGAGTGCTAAGTTTAGCAAGCGACATCTCAGAGAAAGAAAAAAGTTTTACAAAGATGCACAGTATCCGTACAATGTGCAAAAAATAGATTATAGGAAATAATATGCATATACTCACAGTAGAAAATGAAGCATACCAACTAGATAACATCCCTACAGAAGTAGAAGACATTCGTTATTGTGTACTCGACTATACAGACAAAGACAATGTAGACTACATGTTTGTACCATTGGTGTTTCTAGAAAGTTTTAATAGTCCAGCAGTTGTACTTCGCATCAAAGGCAAAGAATTTACAATGCCACTGGATTGGTCAATTGTTATTGGCGACCGGGAGATCGGCGATCCTGAAGTTATTCCGATCATGCACTTGAATGACAGAGGGTTTAGTGCATTTACATTTAATCCACTCAAAGACTTTACTCCAGCGTTCTTAGAAATTGAAGTGGTCAATGTGTACAATGAAGTTAAATGGTACTTTCCAAAACTCAAATACGGACACTTTTTAGCAGTGCCAAGCACTAATGATCCAAAAGATCCTATTATGTTTTTTGTTAAAGAGACAAACAAAGTTCCAGAAGTATTAGATATTAATCAATTATGGTAACAGTAGTATTAGAAAATCGCAATGGTGTAACACAAGAGATAGAAGCAACTGAAAACAACTTGATGTATCTCTTACAGGGATATCTAGTAGGACCATGGGGGCAGTGCGGCGGCAGTTGTGCATGTGCAACATGTCATGCAGTTATAGAACAAGGATGGGAATACCTTGCTTGTGCCGACGATGATGAGTTGGGTCTATTAGAACTAGAACCAAACAGTACCGATCGTAGTCGTTTGTGTTGTCAGATATCACTTGACACACTGCCCAGCGATGCTATACTTAAAATAAAGGTACCGCACAGTGACTAAAGCCAAGACCAAAGACAACAGCAGTATTCCAGTACAGAGTGTCATGGGTGCAATTGATACCCGTGACTGTGACTTTTGGGACTCACTCAATGAAGAACAACAAAAGAAATTCAGTGCTTGGATCTATATGCGCTATGCAAGTGGATGTGAAAGCAAGATCCCTGAAATAAATCAACACTATTTACAGATGGTTAATGCATTTGTTAATGTTAATTTCAATGATCTAAGGCATCATCCACAACTGCAACTACAACTACTATGTCTTGCAGGCATTGGCAAGAAGCAATATCATCCATGGATGAAGCCTCCTAAGGGTTCTAAGAAAGATAAACTAACCCAGTGGCTCAGTGATCAGTTTCCGCATCTTAAAAATGATGAAATTGAATTATTTAAAAGCATGAACACTGCTGAAGATTATGTTCAATTAGCAGAAGACCTAGGCTATACAGACAAACAGATCAAGGAACTATTTAAATAATGTTTATTTGTGCGTACTGCAATAAGAGTTTTAGCAAAGAAAATACTCTTACTGTGCATATGTGCGAGCAAAAGCGTAGGCATATGGTTCAAAATGATAAGCCTGTTCGACTAGGGTATAGAGCATATCAGTTGTTTTATACTAAAAACACCAACAGTAAAGAACCCAAGACCTATAAAGAGTTTGCAAAAAGTTCTTATTACACAGCATTTGTGAGATTCGGAAAACACATACTAGACATCAATGCTATTGATCCAGAAAAATTTATTGAATTTGTGTTGCGTATGGGTGTTAAACTGGACAACTGGTGTAAAGACTCAGTGTATGAAGAATATGTGCGAGACTTAACCAAGCGAGAAAGTGTTGACAGAGCAGTTGAAAGAAACATACTGTTAATGCAACAATGGAGTTTACAAGAAGAACAAGAGTGGACCAAGTTCTTTGACAAGATAACACCACAACTAGCAGTGCATTGGATCAAGACAGGTAGAATAAGTCCATGGATTATATACGGATGTGATGCGGCGCAGAATCTATTAGACAGAATGAACGACGAACAAATTAAAATGGTAGCTGAATATATTGATCCTATCTATTGGCGCAAGCGTTTGATTAAACAGCGTGAAGATGCTCAGTGGATTCAGGGTGTATTTAAAAGTGCAGGAGTTGTATAATGCAAGCAACAGATATTGATATTGACTTTGCAGATCGAAAACAAATACTAGAACTAATTCCACACAGTGTGGCCATGATCGAAGACAAGGGTCGAAAGCGCAAGCATAACACAGGTGTGTATTTTCATCGCATGCCAGAAGATCCTGTAACAGGATTAAGCACAGTTGATCACAAGCAAGCAGAACAAATGGGCTTCTTTAAATTGGACATGCTTAATGTGAGTATGTATGCAGGCGTCAACGACGAAGCTCATCTATTAAGGTTGATGAATCAAGAACCTCATTGGGATCTATTGTGTCATCGAGAGGTTGCTGAACAGTTATTTCATGTGGGCAACCACAGTGAGTTATTGGCACAACTAAAGCCCAAGAGCATAAGTGATCTTGCAGCAGTGTTGGCAATTATTCGCCCAAGTAAACGATATCTAGCTAAAAGCAGTTGGCCAGATATTCGAAAAGAAGTTTGGATTAAACCTGATAACGACGAGTACTTCTTTAAGAAAAGTCACGCTATAGCATATGCAACTGCGGTTGTAGTACAAATGAATCTTATTTGTGAGCAGTTGACTACTTCTTGATCAGTTGTATTTGCCTGCGTTTAACTCTTTTCTGCATGATGTTCTGCATGCACACTGAATGACCATGTACAACTTCAAAGTCTTTGCTGTTAAATGTCATTAAGATGTCTCTAAAAGGCGCCCAGCGTTTACCTAGTACTAGGTTAATACTCACAGTGCGATTGCTTTCCCACCACCATTCATCGCCTAGCTCTAAATATAAAGATTTAAGCTCAGGTATTTTTATCATTTCGTACACATACATGCTACTAACAACATTGTCGGTGTTCTGTATGATACCGATATACTCCTTGCCGCCGTATGTGCAGAGGCTTAAAAACGGAAACTCGTCTAGTAATTTTTGATACTTTTGGGGGATCATTTGTGCTTGTTCTTCCATTGTAATATTATTTAGTTGATAAATACTTGTGAGTATTTTGAGGACGAAAATGCATGACTCAAACAGTAGAATTTTATCACTACAACGATACCAGAGTTTTTACACTGGTCGAAAACAACAGCAAAACGGTGAACCTTCCCATGAATGATAGAATCATAAAAATGTACAAGGGAGCGGACAGTTTCTTGAGCTTTAGAATCAAGAATCAGGATCGTAAACCCATAGCAATGAGCGGCAAAAACGCAATTGCTTATTTCACAAAAAACGGCGCAAGCGCAGCAAGCCTCAGTCGACCACTATTAGTTACCAGTACCTTTGATGGTGCATGTGAACTGTTAGTACACGAAAAGGATCTAAGAAACTTGCAAAGTGGTTTCTATCACTTGACTATTACGCTAGAAGATAGTAATGGTGTTATTCGTCCACTGTATTCAGACTACAATCAAAGAGCCAGTGCAACAGTAGAAATATTAGATGCACAATTGCCTACCCTAAAAGAAAGTGTTGTCTTAGATCAGTTCTACGATCTACAAAGCAACGGTGTATTCTATACAGATATCTTTGCAGGAGATGCACAGAGCTTTGACAAAGCAGGCTTACACACATTTGCAGTATATGCTACCAATTACACAGGAAGAGTATATGCAGAAGCAACACTGGATCTACAAGGCACCGCCAGTAGCCGTTGGTTCGAATTAGACCTAACATTAGCCAACAAGTATATTCAATTTACCAACTTCAATGGTGTTGATGCTTACAACTTTTCAGGCAATTTAATGTGGGTAAGATTCCGCTATGAACCAGATTTAAATAACACAGGAACACTTGACAAAATCGTATATAGAAGTTAATATAACACTATGAGTATTGTGTTAGACTTCGTACGACAGTATATCCCGTCTGGTTGGCGATCCTCCGCCAACGGCTGGACCAGTGGCAATTGTCCAATGTGTACATACAATGGACAAACGAGGCCTGACACTCGCAAACGAGGCGGCTTTTATATTGAAAGTGACACGCTCCAATACAACTGTTTTAACTGTGGTTACAAAACAGGTTGGAGCCCGGGCCGTCCTATCAATCCCAGACTGGTAAAACTGTTAGAAATACTGGGTGCAGACAAAGCAGATGTGCAACGGATTAAACTGGAATTGGCTCGCAGTGAAGAGCTCCAGCAAGTATTAGAGAGAAAAGTAGATGAAGAGAAGCCGGCAGTCTTCAACTGGCCAGAAGTTCAATTGCCAGCCGTTGCACACAGTTTATATGATTGGGCTAGGCATCTGCTAGACAACAACGAAGATTCTACGCAGTACAGTTCAATTGCTGAATACGCTATTAATAGAAACTTTGATATACAGGATCGTAGACTGTATTGGAGCAACTGCCCAGCACACGGTCTTACCAAGCGTATACTGATACCGTTTACATATCGAGGCAGGCCTGTAGGATACACTGCAAGATGGGCATGTGGTGATAAGCCAGAGTCAGTACCCAAGTACTTTAATCAGACTCCAAAAGACTATGTGTTTAATTTAGACGCACAAAACAGTGAGCGCAAATATGTGTTGGTAGTAGAAGGTCCGTTGGATGCACTATACATTGATGGTGTTGCAATTCTGAGTAACAACTGTAGCAACACGCAGGCAAAAATAATTGAAGAACACAATCCGGGCAAGCAGATTGTGATTGTGCCTGACAGAGACAGTGCAGGCGCAGGATTGGTCAATACTGCAATCAAAAGAGGATGGGCAGTGAGCTTCCCGCCATGGCAAGAAGGCGTAAAAGATGTAGGTGACGCAGTAGATCGATATGGTAGACTGTTCACACTTAAGAGTATAATTAGTAGTATACACACAAACGAAGGTAAAATTAAAGTGCTTACCAAAAAGCATTGTAAAGGAAATAATTAATGGCAAGTGAATATAGTGCAGAAATGCAAAAACTCTACATTGAGTTTATGTTAACAAATCCAGAACTGTACACTAGGGTCAGTGGTATCACAGACAAAACATTTTATGATCCAGAGTATAGAGAAACTGTAGAGTTTATTAATACACATGTCAACCAATATGGCGCAATGCCCACAGTAGAGCAACTGCGAGCAGTAGCAGGTCAAGACTATAATAAAGTACCTGGCATTGACAAACGATATGAAGATTGGTTTTTGGATGAATACGAAAAGTTTTGTAGACACAAAGCACTTGAGGCTGCTATTCTTAAGAGCTATGACAAACTTGAAAAGAAAGAATATGGTGAAGTTGAAAAGATTGTAAAGGATGCAGTGCAGTTGGGTTTGGCCAAAGATCTAGGCACAGACTATTGGGCCGACCCCGCAGGTCGTTTGGGCAGTATTAAAGAGAGCAACGGACAGACCAGCACAGGCTGGAAAACATTTGATGCTAAACTGTATGGTGGATTTAATAGAGGTGAACTCAACATCTTTGCAGGTGGTTCTGGTGCAGGTAAGAGTTTGTTCTTGCAGAATCTTGCAATCAATTGGAGTAAGGCTGGATTAAACACACTGTACATCAGTTTGGAACTTAGCGAAGGGTTGACCAGTATGCGACTTGATGCTATGAATACTAATATGGGCACCAAAGACCTGTTTAAGAATCTTGATGATGTTGACATGAAGATTCGCATAATGGGCAAGAAAGCAGGCAAACTGCAAATTGTGCAATTGCCCAATGGATGTACCATTAATGATTTGCGAGCATATGTTAAAACATATGAAGCAGAAAAGAATGTGAAAGTGGATGCTATTTGCGTAGACTACTTGGACTTGATGTTTCCTGTAAGTGTTAAAGTAAGTGCAGAGAATTTGTTTATTAAAGACAAATATGTCAGTGAAGAATTGCGTAACTTTGCAATGGAAGGCAACTATCTGTTTGTAACGGCCAGTCAGTTGAACAGGGGTGCAGTAGATGAAGTTGAATTTGATCACAGTCACATCAGTGGCGGCTTGAGTAAGATTCAAACTGCTGACAATGTGATTGGTATTTTTGCTAGTAGACCAATGCGAGAGCGTGGCAGAGTACAAATTCAGTTTATGAAAACTCGTAGTAGTAGTGCAGTTGGTAGTAAATTGGATCTGGCATTTGATATTAACAGTTTGAGAATTGATGATTTAGACGAAGATGAAACTGAAGAAGCAGGCGCAAGCACAATTTATGACAAATTAAAACAAAAAAGTACAGTAACAAATGCACAATCTAACAGTGCAGTAGTAGAAAAAGTGTCCGGTGCCGCCGGACAAGACCGATTACGCAGCCTGTTGCGTAAAATGGAATAAAACGACTAAATACATACAAGAGAATGAGGACATGAATATGCAACGCAATACTAAAAGCCTATTACACGAAATCAATGCATTTGCTAAAAGACAAGACAAACATCATATTGTTGAAAGCAAAGCAGATAATGTTATTGCCACTGTGATTAATTTTGTACAATTAATCGACGAAGTATATTCAGCTGAGGATGCAGACGATCTAAAAAAGAGATTATTCAACAGTATTAAAACAAATGATCCTCGTAAATTCACTCGTGGTATAAGAAGAATTCAAAATGAAAGCAAATAACCAATTGGGAGGCAATCTATAATGCGTTTTTATGAGATTGCTTTAACAGGCAAAAGAAAAAGAAAGCAGCGTGGCGATCGTGCAAACAGAATGATCCAACGACAACTGCATGACAGTATCGTTGAAGCTGAAGGTAAAAACACACACCTTGAGCATTTAGAAGATCAGATCCTCAATATGGGCTACGATGGCGTTCAACAAACTATCAGTTACCTTAAAAATCTATACAGTATGCTAGACGGACACGCAAGCAGCAGTGTGCGAGTAACTACCAAGTGGGACGGAGCCCCTGCTATTGTTGCAGGTCCTGATCCTGTAGACGGAGAGTTCTTTGTAGGTACTAAGGGTGTATTTGCAAAAGATCCTAAACTTAATAAAACACTGGCAGACATTGAACAGAATCATGGTGATGTTGACCAAAAAGGTGAAACAGTTTCAAAAGAAGGACTCAGAAGTAAACTGCGTCCTGCATTAGAATATCTAAAGCAACTGAACATGCCCACAGTTATGCAGGGTGATCTGTTGTTTACACCAGACATGCTAAAAACTGCCACAATTGAAGGCGAAGAATATATTACATTTAAGCCAAACACAATCACATATGCAGTACCAGCAAACAGTGATCTTGCAACAAAGATTCGCCGTGCTAAATTGGGTATTGTGTTCCACACAACCTATGATGGCGGCCCGACACTGGCAGATACACAAGCACAATTTGGTGCAGACATTGACGCTCTAACACCAACGCCTGATGTGTTCTTTGACAATGCAGACATCAAAGACTATAGTGGCACTGCATCAATGACTGCACAAGAAACAAAATTAATTAAAAAAGCAATCAACGATGCAACTCGTTATGCTAACCAAATTGGCAAGAAAACATTTGAAGTACTCAACAACAGTGCTATTAAAGACATTGCCACTGAACTAAAAGCACATGTAAACAATTACATTAAAACACAGGGATCGTTTACAGAAGATCCTGCACAGTATGTAGATGACTTTGTTGCAAGAATGAACAACAAGTACAACGCACAGATCGAAAAGCTCAAAAGCGAAACAGGCAAAGAGCGCAAGGCACAAGAAATGGAGCAGGGCATTCAGTGGATCAATGATAACAAAAGTGCGCTAGAAGGCATTTATGGATTGTACCTGCGTATTATGGCTGCAAAATTAATGTTTGTTAAAAAACTGAGCCAAATTGATAACATTCCTGCATTCTATGCAAACGAAGATGGCAGTTATACAGTTGCAGATCCAGAAGGCTTTGTTGCTATTGATCACATGGGCAATGCAGTTAAACTGGTAGACAGATTAAAGTTTAGTGCTGCTAACTTTGGCGATAAGAATTTTGGGTGATAACATGACAGACAAGAAATACACTGCACTAGAATGGGCCACAATGGAAGGCGGACACACAGTTAACAATGTGAGCTCGCAATACAGTTTTATTAACAACGAAATCAGTGAAGCAAGACTGTTCCGTCAGCGTAATATTACTAACAAGATGACACTTAAAGATGCAGCAGACTTTGCATTTTTAAACACATTGGTATTGTACATGCTATACAGTGAATATGAAAGCAGTCCGCAAGCAATGGCATATGCGGATAAAACAATTCTTTATCAAAATTTTAATAACTATAGACAAGCAGGCACAGACTTATACAATTCATACTATGCTCTAATGGGCACTGATGGTAAAACAAACATTGTACACGGCGGCCCTGAAGATGCTAACAGTGCGTTTGCACAAAAATTAAATGTTAGTGCGCCCATGATACGCAAGTTTTTTGTAGACATGGCTTCTGGCAGACTGGATCCTAGATTTGTACAACGATTTTTATTGCGTTTAGAAAAAGGTCTGGGTATCAGCACACAAAACTATCGCAGTGTTCGTAGACTGGTACAAGATTGGCCACGATTAAATGTAATGGAAAGAAAACTAGCAACCACTAGAATGCTACAGTACTTCCGTGCTAGCTATCGTAGAGCTGAGTTGTTCCCTCTACTAGAAGCTCTGGCTGCTGGTAAAGGTCTAGAAATACAAGGCGCCAAGGATGCACAAAAAGGTAGACTTGGACAAGCGGCTTCAGTGGCCGCAGCATTTGCAGGCGGATATGCCGCAGTAGCAGCTATGGGTGCAATAGGCGGCGTTCATGGCGGCAGTAGAAACCTAGGTTCAACTCCTGAAAGAGGATATATGAGCCGTACGACAGGTAAGAAATAACAGGAAACCATTATGGTAAGCAGAACAAGTATATATCAGCCAGGCGAATTTGCACACGGCAACCAAGAATTCTTTACAGTGTTCACTCTAGTAGACATCACCGATACTGGTGTAAAAAGAGGAACATCAACATCAGCCAAACAGGCACAAAATTTAAGCACACTACTACAAGCAGTTGGCCTTCGTTGTCAACCAATTATTTCAAGTGTTCTTAAAATCCCCAATAGCGATCTAAGTGAATACGCATTTGGAACCAATCACGCAACAGGTACAGATACTATCTGGGCATTGAAGTTTGCAACAGAACACAGTGACCAGACCAATGTACCATCACTAACAGAGGATCTAAACAATCTACCTATCTATACTGGGCTTGACGAAACAGTAGTAATAAACAGCGTTAGTACTGTAGACCCTGCAACCAAAAACATATACTTTATTAGAAACACCAATCTCTGATAAATAAATTTGTTAGATGCAAATCTATCCTGGCTAATATAGGTTAATATAGGTATACAATTTAGGCTCGCAAACTGATATTCTAAATAGGAATGTCATTAACCATTTGAACAATAGTTCGCGAGGAAGAGTACAGTATGGAACAAACAAAGACACTTAGTCTAGAAAAGACAAACCTAGAAGCGCATGTTGACCTATGTGCGGAAAGATATCATCGCCTAGAAACTCGACTCGAACTAATTGAGAGACGACTAGACGATGTTGCAGAAAAGATTACTGCTGGAAACAACAGTATGATTAAGGTTTTGGTCGGGTCCGCTGCAACAATAATTGCAGGCTTGCTCAGTACTGTAGTAGTATTACTAATTAACATGTCCTGACAACCGATACCCGCTAAAACCTATTTAGGAGGCGGGATATGTCAAAAAAAACAATAGCGAACTGGATCTACAAGTCAAGCAAGATCTGGACTTTATACGCAATCACAGCTCCCATTATATTTGTATTAGCATCAGCCACGCTGTATATGCTTGGTTTTGCTACGATCGATATACTAGTATGTGTCGGAATTTCCATAGGAATAACCACAATGATCACATGGTGGTTCTGGGCAGTATGGAGCATCGGCTCAATGGCCTATATGTTCCTGACCGCAAATGAAGACTTTCAAGTGATCAGAGAACAAATCAAAGAAGCACGAGATGAAATACGACAACTTGATTAAAAACAATTATTGCACCTCTAAGGCATAAATACACATAGAGGTGCAGTAAATGAAGTTTAATGAAATATTATCAGAAAGTACAGGCGATGTCATTGTCGAAGCCAAAGTGGTTTGGGCAAGAAAAGGCAAGGCTATTACTCGCAAATACCGTTGTACATTTGGAAAGAGGGCAGGCAGAGTTGTTGCTAGTCCTGCTCAATGTTCAGCGCCAATTGACATCAAAAAGCGTTTTGCACTAAAAAGACTTAAAGCAAAGATGGGCGGCAAAATGGCTCGCAAGGCCAAACGCACCAAAAGAACAAATCCTCAAAGTAAAAGGATTGCAGCACTAAACAAGGCGGCCAAACGATGAGATTTAATGAAGTTGTAATTAAAGATAAAAAGATGTATGATGCGTTGAGCAGTATGCTATCAACCGCAGGCATTGAAAAATCATCCGACGACCTAGTAGATGCAGTAAAAGATCTAAGTGTTACTGATTTAACCCTGTTATTCAAAGCAATTGAAGATCAGGATATAGATGAAGTAAGATTCATCTTAGGTAACCTATTAGAATACAAGAGCCCAAGTTTTAAAATGGGCGACAGAGATCCAGGTGGTGATACTGGTCGATACAGTAGAGATGCAGTACAACCACAGAAATATTATAGTCAATCAAACATTGTTGCAGGCGGAAAAAAAGCTGTAACAGGTGGCGGATACAATGACGCCGATATGACTGTCGAACCAAACCAACCAATTGATAGAGCAGACAACCCAGATTATGCCACCATTACAACTGCAAGCGGCGACCAAAAAACAATTCAAAGTCCTGTCGCCATTGCCCGTGTAAAACGACTAGCAGGATTACGATAATGAGAATAATCGAAGTACAGGGTGGCATCCCCATTATGTTAAGCAACAAGGAGTACGATGTATTGTGCAAGTGTACACCTGGTGTTTATAAAAGCGAACTTTCTGAAAGGGAACAGCATATTGCTAAAGCCTTAACCAGCAAGGGTGCTATTGTTAGAGGAAAAGACGACAATGGCATTTATTATAGATACAACAGAATAAATCCAGGAGACTACAATGGTTGATCAAAAAGAAGTCGATTTCATGGCTAAACTGAAAAGTAAACTAAACAGTGGAAAATCTCGCCAACCCGGACAGGGCGCGGCAGGTGGCTACAGTAAAAGTTCTAACCCTGATATTGCTGCAATGGAAAATATACTAGGAAAACTAAACGAAGCTGCTGACAGAGTAGTAGAGAAAACTGAAAACACACAAATGTCAAGCATCATGGCTAGAACCAGCAAAACTGCTACAGGCCTAGAAATGATGAACTACAAGATCAACATCACTGAAGAACAATGGGGCAAGCGTGTCAAAAAATGGTATGCTATTCAAGACACTGACACCGGTGATACATTGTACGAAGATATCTGTTTGTTTGAAAGTGCGTTTGGTATTGTGCATGCTATGTTGAATAGCAAGCCAAGCAGAGCTACTAGTATTGCAGAACTGGATGCTAGGTATCGTAGCAAGCTGAGCGAATGTGCGTATTATAAGCAAATGGCTGCACGAGCAACAGAAGATTTTAAAATAGATCTATATGAAACCAAATTTGAGCAAAATAAAGATCGTGCTAAGGCTGTGCGTAACGATATCCGTGCTAGACTTTGGATTTAATAAATACTACTATTAATAATGGATGATATAATATGTTTGTAAATGATTTCACAAATAGTGCAAAGAGATTAAAAGTATTGAATGATTACCTCAGTGACAACTTTGGTATCAAGCTCAAGACTGAAAATTTAACGCCTCAAAAAGTGCGTGATCTATTAGAGCAAGTGAAATCTGAACCAAACATGCAAAAGCGTTTGGTAATGACAGAAGCACTAAACATTATCCTAAGAGAAATTGCACCTAAGCGTAGCAAAAAGCGCAAGGCAACAGAAAGTGTTAGTCTTAACGAACAAGCATTACCCGTAGAACAAATTGGATTGATTGATCCAGAAACTGGTAGAATCTTAAGTGCTAACCAAAATGCAAGACCCCAAGTCAGATTTACAACTCGTGGTGGTAATGTAGTTGATATTACAGATGCACTAAGACGCAACCCTAATATTGCTAGATCATATGCTACTACTCTTAACAATCAAGCATTTAACTTTTTACAAAATGCAGATGAACTTGCAAGACTTCGCCGCGGCCTAGGCGCTGCCAACGACAATAGATTTAGACAACTTGGTGGACAACTAGCAGATGTTGCTGATAGTAAACTGGGTTGGATTGCTAGAAATGCAGGCAAGTTAACTTGGTTGGGCAGATTGGCCAGAGTTGCTAGCCTTCCAATGGCTGCACTTGAGTATGCAATAAGCCCAAGTGAGTTAGGTGACGGTACTGTTCCTGAAGAATGGAACCTTGCAGTAGAATTAGCAAGAGCTGGTGACTTTACGGCTGCTGAAGAATTAACTAGCAGAGAGTTTGTTGAAGAACTTCAGCGAACTGATACAGTAACACAAGAAACATTGCGTAGACTCAACACCGAGGCTATGGATATTGAAAATGAAATTTGGCAAAATGCTGATAGAGAAACACGAGATCGCGAAGCACAAAGAGCTCGTGATGAAATAACTCGTGATCATACAACTGCATTTAGTCCACAGCCTGTAGAACCAGTTGAGCCTGAGCAACCTGACGCACCAGAAGTAGAGCCAGCTGAACCGCCAGCAAGACCAGCAAACGATCCTACCCCTCCTGGTGTAGTTCCAATATTTCCACCAGTAGTGCCTGCTCCTAGTAAGCCATTTGTTCCGGACACTACTCCTATAGAGCTGCCAACACCTGCAAACGATCCTACACCACCAGCGCCAGCACCAGAAGAGCCAGCACCAGAGCAACCTGCACCAGAAGAGCCAGCGCCTAGTACGCCTCCTCGTCCTGCTGCGCCCCCGCAACCTAAACCAGATACTCCTCCGGAAGAAAAGCCTGAGGATCCAGAACCAGAAGAAGAAACACCTGACGAAAAGCCAGAAGACAAGCCGGAGCCTAAGCCAGAAGACAAGCCTGCTGAGGAACCTGCTGAGGAACCTGCTGAGGAACCTGCTGAGGAACCAGCAACTGACCCAGCAACTGATCCTGCAACTGATCCTGC